GTGCTGTTATGAGATTCAATGCGCTCCGCCATTACCCAGGCTCGAGTTTCCTTCGACGCAGGGGGATAATTACCATTCTTCCAGTTCACATCTTTCCCGATATTCTGGGCAATATTGGTGCTATCAGCCGATGCCAGCGGTAACTCAGTGAAAATTTTCGGGTTCAACATACGTAGACCATGAAGCTTACAAACCGGACGATCATGTATGTCCAATACATGCCGGATAATATCCTTCATACGGGCTACAGCTAGTTTCGGCTTCCGAACGTCATATTCGCCACAGCTACCGATCGCTACGCGTGGATATTCGTTGCAGAGACGAATAAAGCGATCTTCTGATTCATTCATATGCCAAACTGGTACACCGACGAAGGAACCAAAAGGCCACTCTCGCAATAACGCATTATTTTCGGCCTCACCTCCGTCTATCACGTCAGGAATAATGGCGAAGTCAAACCCTGGATGGTTCCCCCACTCCTCAACACATTCGTAATACGGCAACCAGTTGGGGCGATTACGCCCTTCCGCTTTCCACTTCGTGAATGCCCCATTATCAAACGCGAATGACTGACAGATTGACGCAGCTAACTCCAGTTGCTCCATATGCGCGTGTGAAATAAAAGCATGCCGTGCAGTCCATGCTCGAATAGCACATGAACTCGGTGTTATCGGGCCGCCATGATAGTGAATCACAAGACAACCTCATCATTCGAAATCTGTTTATATACATAACCAATACGCGCCGCTGCGGTGACGCAATCATCCGGATTCATCTCGATGCCGATAAACCCGAACTCTGAGCCCACTGCTGCGCAGCCTGTACTGCCTGATCCCATGAACATATCGAGGATAGTGCCGCCGGGCGGCGTAACCAGGCGGCAAACGTACTGCATCAGGGAAATAGGTTTTACGGTAGGATGCGGATTTTTCGCCCCGGCAGTACGCCCGGCACCAGCGCGCGGATCGTTTATTCCCACACTGCCCTCTTTGCGCCCGCCGGCCATATCGCTGGCCGTGACCGGCACAAAGCGTTCCATACCGATATCACGCTCATTTTTGGAGACTTTTGCGCAGTAGAAAAAGCGTGCTGCGCTGCCCTGATCACCGTGGAAATGTGTTTTGACGCGGGCCCGCAGACCGTAAACCATGCCATTACCAACAGCAGAAGGTTCCGTACCTTTGACCGGTGCCGCAGCACCTGCCTGGGCGGGGAACAGACTCACAACTTCATCACTACCATCATGCAGAACATTGGCGGGCCAGCGTCCACCAGCAGCCGGTACCCATTCAATTCCCTCCGGGAGATTACCGCCTCGCACATCCGACAGCAGCGCCCCAACGCCATAATTCACGATGTTCTGGACATACGTACCTGAAAGCGGTTTCCGGCACAGGATGAATGGTTCATATGCTGGCTTCAGCGCGGTACCAAAATCAGCCCACTCCGGCGCATCAGTGCCCAACGCCGCGCGAATCGCTTTTGCGATATTCAGTGATTTAGGGAAGCCGGTACCATACAGCCACATACCAACGTCTTTTACGTCAAAGCCCGCCAGACGCAGTGAAAGCGTCATCAGATCCTGCGTGCGACTTCCGGCAAACACCGCACACCAGGCACCCGGCTTAAGCACCCGTAACGCCTCTTCGAAAATAGCCGGTGACGGCACAAAACTGTCCCACTTTTTACCCATGAAGCCGCCGCCCTTATGGGTGTATTCTTCACCATTCAGCCAGTGAAGCAGCACTTCTTTCAGGGTATTTTTGTCCAGATCGTCAGTCAGGCCGTAGGGGGCATCGGTAACCAGCGCATCGACGGAGTCGGCAGGTAATGTTTTCAGAACATCTTCACAGCGCCCGGTGTGAATCTGATAAGCCATTAGCAGATTACCTCCGCGCCAGCGATGATCGAACGCGTACCATCATGCTTGGGTGCAGACAGCAGCCCTTTAGCCTCCATCGCCTCAATGAGGCGCGCAGCACGGTTGTAGCCGATACGGAACTGACGCTGGATAGCGGATATTGTCGGACGCGCGGTATCTAGGACAAAACGAGCAGCGTCGGTAAACAGCGGATCCTGCCAGTCCCCTTCACGCTCGCCTTCGTGGTCAGATTCGGCAAAGGACTGTTTCTTCACCTCTCCACCCAGACACTCCACCAGTTCGGCGATCAACCGTGTCAGGGCATGAGTGAACAGCATTACGTCCGCATCAAAGCGTACAACAGCATCTTCGTGGTCACAGTTCTGATCCAGAAGCTGGTCAGCATATTTGATACCTGTCAGGCCGAAGTCATCCGAAAGCGTGAAATGGATTTGCTCGTGCCAGTCCAGTTCAAGACGTGTGACCACTTTTCCGGCTGACAAATGTCCGGCAATCTCGTCGCTGTTCAGATCCTGTTTTTTGCAGGTAACCTTCCCGCCGTTTTCCAGCACTGCATGCAGAACAGCGGACTCTCCCAGCTCAAACGTAAATGGCGCCTTGCCAAGTTTCAGCCAGCCCGTCAGGGTTAGTTCAATCGGTGTTTCCATGGTCAGCGGTACAACCGGCAGGCTACCGAGTGTTTTGCGCAGCAGCGCCAGCGCATCTTCGGCTTTTTTGGCTGAGGCACTGTCGACTGCAATCAGGCTGCTGGTGGTGTCAATCCAGATCCAGAGATCAGACTGGCGCGTGAATGCGCGCGGTAGCAAAGTGTGCAGCACCTCATCCTTGAGGCTGGCTTTCTCGGTATTCTTGAGGTTCCGGCCCTGCTCGCTTTCCAGCTTCTCGACCTTAGCGGCCAGTTCTTTTTGGATGACTTCAGCGGGCAGTAACTTCTCTTCACGGCGACGTGCCAGAAGGATGTGCCCATTGCAGGTATGGAACAAAAGCTCTGCCTGGTCGCCCAGCGGCGGCACCCAGCCGGTTTTCGCCTGGTCCTGACTGCCACATGGTGTGAAAGCCATAGCCCTTAGTTTTTCCTGCAGCGAGTCAGTATCAAATTTAACGTCACGGCTTAAGCGGTATAACCGCAGGTTCTTCAGATTAAACATTGCTAACCTCATGTTTTGTTTGTTTAAGTGCGCTGGTCAGACGCGGTTTCTCGTGTTACTTCGTTCGTCTGGTCAGGCCGAACTTATTGCGAATATCTGTAATGCGTTTTAACCCCTCTTCACGCGACAATGCCGGACGCGGTTTTTCAGTGAGTACCAGAATCGGCTCGGGGATCGGTTCTCCACGGCGAATTTTCTCGGCCATGGCGGCCAGTTCCCGGCGTGCTGCTTCCAGCAATTCTTTGTCCGTCCAGTTGCTGGCACGCATACCGCCATACAGCGCAGTAACCATCCAGTAATGCGTCGGGTGCTTCCAGTCATACGCCTCCGGAGAGGACAAATACCCACGCTGGCGACAGTAGTCCCGGACAATCTCGACCAGTTCTTCGTCAGAAGGCAGACCGGCTATCCGCAGGCTCCCCTCCCTGCACCAGGCAACAAACTGACCCGGCGACGGGATCCACGGAGTTTCCTGCTGGCGGGCAATCTGCATTCCGGCGTTCACCTGTGCCATGGTGGTAATCCCGTTCTCGGCAAATGCCAGCATCCAGGTTCGGCGAAATTCGTCGAGGTCATCCTGGGTTTTGACGTGTGTGCTGAGAGCCGGGAAAGTAGCGCGTAACTGGCGAAACAGATCGTTGAATACCAGAAAGTCCAGCAGAATATGTCGGCCCTGAAGCATGGGAAATGGGTGAATATAATGAACAACCACTTCCAGAAACTGCACGCAGTATCAGTCGATATATTAAAGGTGCTTTTGTTTTCTTTAGTAAAGCATCAAAGTACAATGCCACCTCAAGCACCTATGATGCTTGGCAAAATCAAGGCGAAGAGAATTTTCGGAAATTAATAAAAAGAGCTGCAGAACACTTCAGAAAACAAAAATAACACCTTAGTTATATTTTATAAAAAACAACCAGCCGAAAGATTACATTGGTTGGTTGTTTACCATGCCTAAGATACGTTGTGACATGATTATAAGTTAACCCAGGCAAGATAGTTTATATAAAATTTTTAAAAGTATTTCTCATTAATTTCAGGCATCCACATCCGATTATATGAACCAGGGGTAGTTTGTTGGATGCACATGGCTGGAAAGGCAGCGACGGTGCGGTTGCGGAATATCACCTTGCTTTCAAGTTAGGCCTGAAAATCATGACGCAGAACAGCGTCACCACTCACAACAAAGAGGTTAGCACCCTATGAATGGACAAAGCGGGATAACAGGCATGGCAGTATGTGCCGAACCCAAGCGTTCTGTAATTGATGTAAAGGTCAATC